GTGCTTCATTCATTTCATTAATTTTTTTCTCATATTCTTCTTTGATTTCATCTACTGATTTTTCATTTCCTTGTTCAACTTTACCTGTAATAATAAGTTCTCTAACCCATTTTGATACTTGTAGACTAAATGATGGACTACACCATTGAGCAAGATGTATACCTAAATCAGGGTGAACCCATGTTCCATGATAATTTTTACTTTTCCCACCTTTATATACTTCAATTATTTTGAAGTCCGGAATTCCGGACTTCAAAATAATTGTCTTAATAATATCTTTAGTATTTTGTAAACATTGATAATTATTAAATTTTTTACCAGAAGCTTTACATAAAATTGTTGCATGAATATAGCCATCTTCACGCATTGGAATAATAAATTTTTCCTCATTTTCAAGTTTTAATTCACACTGAAAAATATCACCAATTTTTTTAAACATCGTTGAAGTCATGTTTATAACTTTTTAAGTATTAGCTTGTTTTTATTATATATTTTACTTTTTAAATAACAAATTAGAAATTTATAAAAAACATGGTTTACACAAGTAGACTTGTAAGTAGACATAATCATATTGTATAGTCAATGCCGGGATTCCCGACTTGACTATTATTGGTAAAGTTTGTTAGTATATTATAATATAATTTAGGTCACTGTTAATACTAGATAAAAATTCTTGTCTTTTATTTCTAAAATCAAAATGATTTTCTTTAAGTCTACATATTAAAAAAGTAAATTATAATTTAAAAAAATTTTCTCCTCTATAATAAAAACACAATGTCTATCGCTACCTCCAACTTGACATCCGGCTTCATCGATCTCGCCACTTATGACGAACAAGAAAAATACACTTACGGTGGATCTGAATCAATTGCCTACTTCGTCCGTGAAGTTCGCAAATCCACATGGTTTACCCAAGTACCCGTTGTATTGAGTCGTTCTTCAGGCTCAGCCGGTTTTGGACAACAATGGTCAGTCTCGATCTCTCGTGCTGGTGATTATTTGTTGCACACCTGGTTACGTGTCGTTTTACCTCAAGTTACAGCTGCCGCTACTAACAGTAACACTGGCCTCAATAGTTCTACTTTGGGATCAACTAATGTTATTTCAGTATTACGTTGGACTCGTAACTTGATGCACAACTTGATCCAAGAATGCAGTATTACATTTAATGATTTGGTTGCTGCTCGTTTTGATAACTTTCATCTCGATTTCTGGTCAGCTTTCACTGTACCTGCCGGTAAACGTAACGGTTACAATGTCATGATTGGTAACGTTAATCAATTAATTAACCCTGTTGCCGCCAATCCTTTACTCTTGGTCGGTTTAGGAGGTCCTCAAACATCTACAACTGTTGCCGGATCACCTCAAGTATTACCTTCTCAAGTTCTCAACTTGCCTTTACCATTCTTCTTCTCTCGTGATTCTGGCATTGCTTTACCAACTGCTGCTTTACCTTACAATGAAATGCGTATCAACTTTTCATTCCGTAACTGGACTGATTTACTCATTAAAGATGTTTACATGCCCCAAGCTGTCCCAACTAATAATACCAATGGATGCTTGTTCCCTGTAGCTTTCTGGAATTCTTTAGGTGAAAAACCAACTGGCACTGCTGCTTATACTTTACCAAACAACGGTGCTTGGGTCTCAGTACCTGCACAAGCATCCGATATTTCTCCTACTACTCAACAACCCGATATCAGTAACTCTTGCCAAGTATGGGCTAACTACGCTATCGTATCTAACGAAGAACGTAAAAAGATGGCTTGCGCTCCTCGTGATATTTTGATTGAACAAGTACAAACTGCTCCTCTCCAATCATTTAACACCAGTACAGCCGCTCAAAACAACTCTAACTCTGTCATGGGTATTGTTGGAGGAACTCAAATCACCCCTCAATTTGACATTCGTTTTTCACACGCTGTTAAAGTATTATTCTGGTCTGCTCGTAACAAAGCTAACTATTCAGCTTGGTCAAACTACACGACTGATCCTCAATTTCCTTTGGGCCCTCACCAATCTGGTAACATCGGTGTTGCTCCTGGTAATGCTCTCTTTGGTTGCGTTGATTTCACTGCCGGTTCTGACCCAGTTGATAACACCTCCCTCATCTATGAAAACACTCAACGTCTCCAAAACATGGGCTCTGATTACTTCTCATTAATCAATCCTTGGTTCCACTCACCCGTCATTCCTCTCGAAACTGGTTACCACTCTTACTCATACTCATTAGATTACTGCAACATTGATCCAATGGGAAGTACCAACTACGGTAAATTAACCAACGTTTCAATTGTCCCCTTCTCATCCGCTGCCCAAAACAACTCTTGGTACATGAACTCCAACGGATTATTTACCTCTAGCAGTTCTATCCAAGCTACATCAACCAAATACGATTTTATCACGACTTGCGTCAACAATAACATTATCCGTATTTCCGGTGGTGCTCTCGGTTTCCCAGTCCTCTGAGAGAAAAAAAACCTTGGAAAAAATACAAAAAAATACAAAAAATACTTTTTACACATACAAACTGTTTAAAAAGAAATAAAATTGATAAATAAAAATAAACATTATAGAATAATAAAGTTATGAAAGGATATATTTACAAAATTAGTAATACTAAAACATCTGATATATACATCGGATCTACTATTCAAGAAATAAGAAATCGTTTTAAAACACATAAAAGTAATGCTAAAATTGGTAAAAAAGAAAAACTTTATGAATGTATGAGAAAAAATTACATTGAAAATTTTTCAATTGAATTACTAGAAGAATGTGATATAAAAACAAAATATGAATTATGTATAAAAGAAACAGAATATTATAAAAGATTAACTCCTTCTCTTAATATGAAATCTCCAAACATTATTCTATATAAAGAATATGGTAGAATTTATCAAATTTTTTATAAAAATGATAACACAAAAATTTATATAGGTTCAACCACAAAAAATGTAATTAAACGACTTGGTGATCATAAATCTGCTTCAAACAATGGTGAAACACCTCTTTATAAATTTATGAGAGAACATGGTAAAGATAATTTTGATATTAACTGTATTGAAGATCATATACCAATAGAACACTTAATTATTCGTGAAAATTACTGGATGAATAAATTAAAGCCTCCTTTAAACAAAAATACAAACTTATGTATAACTGAACAATAAAGAGACCGTTTAAAATACATTAAAAATAGAGATAAAAGATTACAGCAAGTTAATGAGAGACGTATTTTAAAACGTGATGAAATTAATGAACAAAAACGTGAACATTATCAAGCAAATAAAGATAAAATTGCTGAAAAAGATAAACAAAAACGTAAAGAATTACGAACAAAAGAAATTACTCCCTATGATATTAATCCAAACTTTACAAAAGACACACTTGAGAAATATACTATTTTTAAATTAAAAGAAATTGCAAAAAATATGAAATTAATTCACTCACCTAGATTAAAATCACTTCTTATTAACAAAATTTTAAATCAACAAACAATATTATTTCAATAAAAAATTAATTATTTTAACCAGTTTTTTGGTTAAAATAATATCAAAATTTTAAAAACTAAGACTATAATTATTTTAATTGTAATTTCAATCTCATATTTTCTATTTCTAATTCATGTAATTTTTTTTCAAGTTTATGGATTTTCATAGGCAAGTCATTATCTTCTAAAAATGTTGTAATCATATCTAAAAATACTGATATAGATTTAATTGGTTTGTAGATCTCTTTTTGTTTATTAAATTCAGTTTGATAAGGTACTAAAAAATCATGTAACATTTTTTCAATTGGTTTACCAGAAACTTTAGTTAATTGTACAAACCTCCATTGTGAGTACATAGACTCTGTTGAGGTATGCTTCTTATTACGTTGTAACAAACGACCATCAGAAAATCCTACTTTTAAGAGTCCTTTACCGATATAAGAGACGTAAATAACAGAGTGTGTTGTATATTCTTGGACTTTTACGTGTTGTTCTAATTCTTCTGCTTCCACATCCATTTCTGTAAGTGTAGAAAAAGCTTTTACAGGACGTTCAATTGAAACACTACCAGTAGATAAAAGTGTTTGAATCCATCCTGTAACAAGTACAGCAAATTTAGGAGAAACCCATTGTGCAATATGGATCGCAACACGAGGATGTACCCATGTGCCACGTTCTTTGTTAATTCCTTCTATTATTACTTGAACTAATAGGTCCCTTCGAATTCGAAGGGACGTCTCTAATTCAAGTAAAAACTCTTCTGTTTTACTATTTTTAAACCAATTTGAATATTCTTTTCCACCTGCTTTGCAAAGTTGTGTAGCATTAATATAACCATCTTCTGGTCGTGATATGATTTCAATTCCACCTAATGTAATACAATCTTTTTTATCTCGCTCAGTTTGTTCTTCACTATCTAAGCATTTAAGTGATTCAACAAGTTCATCTTTTTTCAAATTATTATATTCTAATAATCCTCGATCTTTTGCTAATAATTTCAAACGACTTGTGCTCATTTCTATGTATTCAATAGCAATGGTATCATTTTCTTGAAAAGCTTTAATTTCATTAATCATGTCTTCTTTGTTTAGATTGGTTGAAATACCATGTTCTTTTGCAATTTCACGAAGTTTAAAAATATTCATTAATTGATAATTTAATTCAGTATCTTCAATAAATCCAATAACTTCTTTATTCCAAATATTTTGTTTTCGACGTTGTATCATTTCTAACAATCGTTCATGTATAGTCATGATTGCTTTTGCATTTGCTATACCAATTGTATATCCATATTTTTTTGCTTCTTCTCCTAATTTCTTTTTAGGTAATTTTTTCCAAGAATCAATTATATTTTCTTCAATTGGAGTTTTTACTATTTCAACAAACTTGTACCATTCTTCATTAGGAAGAACTTCACGTGCTTGATATTGATCATGATCTTCTTCATCAGGATGTTCTAAAACATACTTAAATGTTTCCAACCAGTTTTCAATACTTGCGGCAGAACAAAATCCACCTCCACCTCTTTTTGACTTACCATTAAACAATCGAGCAGTAGATTGTTTTCCAATAGATTCATGAGCCTCGATTAATAATTCATAAGTAATACCAAGACGTTTACAGTCTTGTATAAATGATTTAGGATTTGACATTCGATGAACAACCATATTTAAGATTTAATTTTAAATTCTACTTTTTATATAACAACTAGTCTTTAAATTAGTATTTCAATTTTGTATAATTTATATTTTTAATTATAAATTACATAAAACTAATTTTTGTTAATAATCTTATTAAGGTAATTTAAATAATATATCAATCTATAAATAAAGTAGGAATGAGTGGTTTGTTATTTTTGCAAACAGAAGATTTTTCTATTCAAAAAGGAGTAAAAGGTGACATTTTATGTCATAATATAAGAGGTCTTAGTTTAATTTTAATGTATTCTACTAATTGTCAATATTGTAGAGATCTTATTCCAATATTTAAACGTTTACCAGGTCAACTTGGTGGCTGTCAGTTTGGGATGATTAATGTAAGTTCTGAAAAAAGAGTTATTGCAATGAGTAAAGCTACTATTTCAGAGATTAAATATGTTCCTCTTATTATTTTATTTGTCGCAGGTAAACCATTTATTCGTTATGATGGGCCTCATGATGAAAATGAAATAAAACGTTTTATTGTTGAAGTAAGTAGTAAAATTCAATCAAAAGAAAAGTTTACAAATAAAGAAGCTGCTAAACATAAAGTTCAAACTACACATGGAGGAGTTAAAAAAGACATACCAGCTTATGCATCAGGTCAACCATTATGGGGAGATTCTGATGAATTTTATTTAGAATTTGCAGAAGCTTATACATAATTTCTAGCTTTGTAAAATTGATTTTTTGTTTTATCTATTTTTTAAAACAAAAGCAAAAGATATGAATTTTCCTAATTTTCCTTTATATGAAACTTTAAAAAAGAATGAATTTATTGAGTTAACAGATATAGAAAAAGATTCTTTATTTGAAAATTTAAAAACACTTACTGATGAAAAACAAGAAATTGTGTATGCACTAATTAAAGCGTATTATATAGAAGAACATGATCAGTTCATAACTAATAATGAACTTCCTTATAATGGAAAAGTCTTAAAAAATCGTCTTAAATTTGATTTAGATCATATTCCAAGTAGATTACAATTTATATTAAAACTATTTACTACTATAAATTAATCATAGCCTTTTAGTATAATTTTTTATCTTGATTCATTTTTATAAAAGCGGTAAATACTAAATTAAATATTTCATTTCATATAAATGAAATATGGAGGTCTTTAATTTTTTACCAAACTATACTAATTATGATAAAGAAATAGAAGAAATTTTAGGTAAAGATTTAGTTGAAACCAATTCTATTTATTATAAAAAAGAATTTCATGATTATCGTTTAGAAGATACTGAAAAAAGACCTGAAGAATCAGGTGTATATATGAATCACCAAATTATTATGTCTCGTTTTCTTAGTTCTTATACACCTTATAATGGTATTCTTGTAATGCATGAACCTGGTACTGGTAAAACATGTTTATCTGTTGCTGTTATTGAAAAAGTAAGATCTGAATCTTCTTATTTTAAAGGAGCATTAATTCTTATGAACAATCCAAATCTTATTAAAAATTATAAAAAAGAATTAACTGAAACATGTACACCTGGAACATATAAAATAGAAGATATTGATGAAATTACCGAGATAAAGCTAACAGAACGCCAAAAAAATATAAGAATAAATAAAAAATTATCTACTTATTATCAATTTGAAACTATTGAAACATTTAGTAAAAATATAATTTCAAAATTAAGTGACGACGAGCTTATTAAACGATATAGTAATCATATTATTATTATTGATGAAGCGCATCATCTTCGTGTTACAAAAGATGAAAATAATCAATATCAATATATACATCGTCTCCTTCATATTATAAAAAATAGTAAAACAATTTTAATGACAGGAACACCTATGGTAGATAACGCATCTGAAATAGCAAGCTTGATGAACTTGATTTTAGATAAAAATCATCAATTACCTACGGGTAATAAATTCATAGAAGAGTATATGATAAAAATTAATGATGTTTTTGTTATGAATAAAGATAAAATAGAGAATTTTAAAGAATTACTTTATGGTAAAGTAAGTTTTTTACGATCAATGCAAAGCACTGTAAAAAGAACATTTATAGGAAGAAAACTTGATTTAGCTCATTTTAATCAATATACACTTCCATTAAAAGACTTTCAATTAAAATGTTATAAAGAAGCATTAACAAAGGATGAAGAAGAAAAAAGTGATTTTTATATTAAAAGTAGACAGGCTAGTTTATTTGTTTTTCCAGGTACAGATTCTATTGAAAATGGAACTTATGGTGATAAAGGATATAATATATATACTAAAACAGTTGTAAATAATGCAAATAAAACAAAAAAATTAATCATAAAAAAAGACTTTTTTACAAATATTTTTGGTGATAGTACAGATCATAAAGAAAAATTAAAAAAACTAGAAAACTATAGTATTAAATATGCAACGTGTATAAATCACTTATTAACTGATAAAGGAAATCATTTTGTTTATTTAGATTTTGTTCATGGTAGTGGGGCATTTATTTTTATTTCATTACTGGAACAATTTGGATTTCAAAATTTTAAACAATCAGGTTCAAACCCTAAATATGCATTACTTACAAGTGATACACGAAGTGATATTGATAATGCTATCAGAATTTTTAATAGTGATTCAAATGTAGAAGGTCAAAATATTAAAGTTATTGTTGGTACAAGAATTATAAGTGAAGGGTTTTCATTAAAAAATGTACAATATGTACACATTTTAAGTCCTCATTGGAATTTTAGTAATACAGATCAAGCTATAGCAAGAGCATTTCGATTATTTTCACATGAAGCGCTATTAAAAATAGATAAAAATTTAGTTATAAAAATTTATTTGTATACAATATTAACAAACAAAGATCCATCAAATACAGATGTTAAATCTATTGATCGTTATATGTATAAGTTTTGTGAAGATAAAGATATAGCTATTAAATCAGTAGAACATATACTAAAATTAATTAGTTTTGATTGTAAACTTAATAAGGAAAGAAATCGTTTATCATCTGTATTAGATAATTCTCGTAATTGTGAGTATAAAAAATGTGATTATGTTTGTTATGATGAAAAATATCATGAAGAAAAATATGATATTGATCTTGACCTTTCTACATATCATTTGTATTATGATCAACCTGATATTAATAGATTAATTAAAAGACTACAAATAATATTTTCAAAAATATCTAAAATTACATTCAATGAATTATATGCTCAATTAAGTGATGTACAACATATCTTATTAATTAAAACAATTTTATATATGAATAATCATAAAATACCAGTTCATATACATGAAGGAATAAATTATTTTTTATATAATGAAAATGATATATTATTCTTATCAACAAGATTAAAAGATTATGAATCATTTGATTCATTTTATGTTGATCATATACCTTTCCAATTAGAATATAATTTTAATGAAACAATTGAAACAATATATAATAACTATTTAGTCATTTTATTTGAGCAATTAAAAGATGAAACTAATGAAACTACAAAAAAAATGTTATTTAACAGGTTTCATAATAAGGCAAAAGAACTTTTATTAGAAATATCAATATTATCAAGAGAAAGAAAGTATCAAGATGTTTCATCTATTAGAGAATATATTATTAAACAATTATCTGATCATATTACAGAAGAAAAACAATTGATTATTTCAAATCTTTTATCTGATCAACTTCGTTGTCTAACATTACCATTAGAAGATAAAGATAATACAAAAGACAATACAAAAGACAATATATGGAAAAATTGTGAAAAAAATATAAAAAAACCTGTAAAAAATGCAGAAGTAATTAAGTATGATATTAATGAATATGGTTATATTGGGTTGTATAAAGATGATAAATTTAAAATTATTATACAGCAAGAAAACAAGGAAGATCTAAAGAAAAAATCATCATTAAATAAAGGTGTTGTATGTACAACTATTCCAAAAAATATATTATTTGATATTATTTATAAATTAAATATAGAACCTGATACATCATCTGAAACATATAATGAATTAAATGAAGACTTAGATGATGATTTAGAAGACAAAATAAAAGAAAATGAAATATTGAAAGACTTTATAGATAAAGATCTGTCAAAAGATGATATGATAAGACTTTTATATTGGAATACAAAGACAAAGCCACAAATTTGCGAAAGTATTGAAAATGCTTTTAAAGAAAAATCATTAATTTTAATAGAAAAAAAATAAATTTATTTTAAAATGTATTGAAAAAGTAGTTATTTTAATTTTTATTTTCTCAGATATAAAAAAGATGTTCTCACTCACTGGTGCTGTACAATCATGCTCAGTAAATACTGGATATGCCAATAAATTACAATCTGACCGTTTTGAAAACCCTCAAAACTTACTTTGCCCATTATGGAATGGTTTAGATCAATACGGTCGTGTTTCTTCTTATGATTCTTATATGACAAAAGCACCTGGGTGCCAATCTGCTGAAGATCGAGTAGCAGTTGAAAACTATCAAAGACCTCATTACATTGATTTTATACCTCTTGATGCATCTGGTTATCTTAACCCATCTGCTCTTGGTTCACCCGTTTCTAGTAAAGAAAATTTCCAAAAAACAACAGCTCTTTTACGTGGACAAGCTGTAAAAGAACTCTATCATCAAGGTGGAAGTGTTGGAACATCATATATGAAAACAAATGCTCCTTACTCAACTGGAAAAGATGGTGTTGATGGATGTCCTAATGGTGACTGCAAAAGTGGTTTCCAAGTATACAGACAACCTAAAATAGAAGAAGGATATGCTGACACTCGTGCTAGTCGTAACTTTCAAGAACGTCGTGACTTATCAGCTATTGCTGCATGGAAGAGTAACTGCAATGCTTGCTCAGCTGGAAACCGATAAATTGTTTTACATTTTATTAATTTTTAATATTTTTAAACTAGTTTAAGACTACAAATGTATTTATAATATTTTTATTATAAATAAACTAGTATAAATTAAAAATTTAGCTTTTTACAAAAAGCTGAATTTGTTTATATAAAGAAGTATATAATAAATAACCCTGCTATATGTTTACAACACATGATCTAACTCTATATTTGGAACATATTACTCAACAATTAAAAGATAATGAATTATCCGAAGAAATAAAACAAGAATTATCAGTTTTATATATGAAACAGAAATATAAAGAAGATTATTATAAAAAAGAAAAGAAAGTAAAGCATGACGAAGATATGAATTTGCGTTATATATCATTAGGCTGGTACATTTATCATTTTTTATTAAAAAAATAATTAATAATAAAATTAATAATAAAATGACTTTATTAAGGATTGAAACATTAGCATCAAGTCCATTAACTACAATTTCACAACAAAATGAAAATGAAAGTCAAATAGGTATAAAAGTTGTCCCACCTCTTGGTGCAAATATAAAACATAAAGCAGGAATGTACAAAGTTGCTTTAAAAAAATTTATGTTATCTGAAGAAGATAAAAAGCTTCCTAAAAAATGGAATAATTTTACACCTGATAAAGATGATACAAAAGATATGTTAAAAAATAAAATGTTATCAACTAAACCACCAAATCAAGGTTTATGTGGTTCTTGTTATGCTGTATCAACATCATCTGTTATATCTGATAACTTTTTATTTGGTATGAATTTATCAGAAAATCCTTTAATTAGTCCAATGTTTATTTTATCATGTTTACCTCAAACTGAATCAAATAATAAATGTGGAGGAGGGTGGCCTTCTATTGTAATTGATTATATAATTGAAAAAGGTGGTATTACTAGTAATGACTGTATGAATTATGAAAGTATATGTCGTTCAAATGAAAAATGTTATGGAAATGGTATTGATCATTTGAAAGGTAGCTATAATCCAGTTGAAGTAAATCCTATGGTACCTAATTGTAAAAATGTTCCAAGTTGTTGTAAAAATTCAAAAAATCAAACATCTACAAGAGTATATCAATTAAAAAATAAGATTGTATCATATGATATACCAATGATAAAAAAACATCTTATGAAATATGGCGCAGCAATAGGTGGATTTATTGTATTTAATAATTTTATTAAAGATCTTAATCATGGTAAATTTTTAGAAACAAATGGTATCTATATAAAATCTGTTAATTATTCCGGTAACAAAGAAGATTGTGATAAAAGAGTCGGTGGGCATGCAGTTGCAATAGTAGGATGGGGTATTGATACAATAACATTTAAAGATAAAGATGGTATAGAATATAAAAATAAAAATATAGAATATTGGTTATGTAGAAATTCATGGACTTCAAATTGGGGAAATGAAGGATATTTTAAGTATTCTATGTATCAAGAATTTACTGATGTTCCATCTATAAATAAAGATGTTGCAATGGAAACAACAAATAAAGATGATGAAGGAGGTATATTATTAGTTGAACCTGATTATATTAAAGATGTAAATTCAAACATAACTATATGTAATAGTGAAAATATTAATGATAATGGTAATAATAATGGTAATGATAATGGTAATTATAATGGTAATGATAATGGTAATGGTAATTATAATAGTAATGATAATGGTAATGGTAACAATAATAGAAACAAAAAATTTAAAAAACTATTATATTCACCTTATTTATGGATAGGTATAGCAATTATTATTTTCATGATTATTAAGAATAAAAACTAATCAATCTAATCAGTATTACTTTTGTAAAAAAGCTGTAAAAATATTTATTTAAAATGTTTTAAATAAATGACAGATAAAGATGCGCCTCAAACATATTTATCTTTATTAAAAAATGCAAAATTCCAAAGTCTTCATACTACTAAAAATTTTAAAGCAGTACCAGGAGAACCTCAAGTTGGAATTTCAGTAACTCCTCCATGTACATGCGATATTTTGTTTCAACAAGGAACATTTAAACTTGCTATGAAGCGCTTTAGTGTTAGTCCAGAAGAATTAAAAACATTGCCTGAGTCATGGCAGAATTTTGTTACAAATAAAAATGATAAAAATATTGAAAATAAATTTAAATTAGTTACTACACCTCAACAACAAGGTGGATGTGGTTCTTGTTTTGCAGTAGCCATTGCTACTACTATTTCTGATAACTTTTTATTTGGTATGAACTTAGATTACAATCCATCTATTAGTCCTATGTATATTTTATCTTGTTTAAAAGGATCGTCTAATTTACAATGCGCAGGAGGTAATCCATCTATAGTAATTGATGATATTATTCATAAAGGAGGTGTTTCGACAAATTGCTGTTTAAATTATGACGCATTGTGTTCTGCAAATCAATTTTGTAATATTGAAGGTTCAAAACATCTTGATAAAGGAGTTCAAGTTACAAAAGATAGTATGAATTCTATGATACCTGAATGTGGTTGCTGTACATCAGAACCTCCAAAAATTTATCAAATTAAAAATAAGACAGTTGCTTTTGATGTACCAATGATAAAAAGACATCTTATGAAATATGGTTCTGCTGTAGGTGGATTTATGGTATATAAAAATTTTATTAAAGATATTAATCATGGTAAATTTTTAGAAACAAAAGGAATTTATATTCATAATGTAAATTATTCAGGTAAAGAAGAAGATATTGAAGATTGTGCTGGTGGCCATGCTATAGCAATTGTAGGATGGGGTGTTGAAAAAGATTTAAAAGTAGGAGATCATATTTATCCAAAAGTAGAATATTGGATATGTAGAAATTCTTGGTCTGAAAAATGGGGAAATGACGGATATTTTAAATACGCATTATTTCAAGAATATTCTGATGCAAAATTACCTCCTATTAATAAAAATATTGCATTTGAAACTGATAATAAATTATTAGGTCAAGCTAATTTAGGTGGAATATTATTAGTTGAACCTGCTGAAATACAAACATCTAATAAATTAACAAAAGTAAAATGTGATGCTACATATACATGTAAAGAATTAGAATCAAAACCCATAGTTGATATTATATACACTATATGCACTAAAAACAAATTTATTAAATTTATATTATTCTTTTCTATTATATTACTTTTTGCTTTATTAGTATCATTATATATAAGAGTAAGTAAAGTAAAACGTAAAAAAATATAATAAAAATAACTAAGAGAATAAATAGACAATAAAATTAAGAATAAAATTAAGAATAAAATTAAGAATAAAATTAAGAATAAAATTAAGAATAAAATTGATATATATTTTTTATAATAAAAAATTATAAAAACAAGTAAGATTAAGTATGTCTATCCGTATTGATGTAAATCAGTTATCAGTTAGTGAAGAAGAAAAACTAATTAAAGATGTTCGTGTAAAAAAAATTGAAAGTTCTTATAATCCTCGGTCAGGATTTAAAGTAATTGAAACCTATTTGAATGCTTTTCGTCAATATAGTGAATTAAATTGTTATGATGTTCCATTTCAATGGGCAATTGAAAATATATCAAATGTAAAACGAAAAGAACGATCAGAATGTAGTAAAATAAATCAATTAGCAACATTTACAAGTGAGTTACGTTCTATACAATTAGAAATTAAAGATGAGTGTCTTAAAAAGTTAAATCAATATGGTTGTTTATTAATTTCTTTATACCCTGGTGCCGGTAAAACATGCTTGGCAATTTATTTAGCAACAAAAGTTATTAAATTAAAGACACTTATCGTATGTCATCGTGTTGTATTAATTGAACAATGGAAAGAAAGTATTACACGTTTTACAGATAGTTCTGTAACTATTAGTGTTTTAAAACCTGGAAAAAAATACGATGAAAATGCTGATTTTTTTATTGTAAATGCTCAAAATATGAAAAAATTAGGTAGCAATATGTTTAAAAATATCGGATTTGTTATTGTTGATGAAATTCATGCAATTATGGCAGAAAGTTTATCCGAATCAATGTTTTATGTAAGTCCTAGATATTTATTAGGTTTATCAGCTACTCCAACTAGGCCAGATGGAATGGATGGTTTACTTGATTTTTATTTTGGTAAAGATAATTGTATTAAACGTGAACTATATCATAAACATACTGTATATAAAATTAATACAGGTATTGATTTTACAGAAGATTCTACAAATTGGAATGCTTTGATTACTTCCCAATGTTTACATGAAGAACGAAATGATTTAATTGTTAAAATAGTTCGTGCTAATCTTGATAGACATTTTCTTATTTTATGTAAACGTGTTCAACAAGCAACTTATATTGCTGAAAAACTAATTAAAGAAAAAGAAAATGTATCACTAATGATTGAAGATACAAATAGTTTTGATAAAACATCAAGAATTATTGTTGCAAGTATTCAAAAATGTGGTGTAGGGTTTTCTCATGATATTTTAGATGCATTAATTATTGCATCAGATATGGAAGAATATTTTATACAATATTTAGCTCGTGTTATGCGAACAGAAGCAGTTGAACCTATTATTTTTGATTTAGTAGACAATCAGAAAGGATTAAAAAAACATTTTGGACAACGTAAAAAAGTGTATCTTAAAGCTGGTGGTATTATTAAAGAAAAAAAAATTAGTGATATTATTTAAAAACATAAAATTGAATTTTCTATTTAAATAGTATTTATTTAAATAGAAAGGAGTCTATATATAGTTTACTAATAGTGAAAATATAAAATGAGTGAAACAGTATTTAATAATATTGCCATTTCAACTGAAACAATTATTGCAAAAACAAATTGGAAAGTTGATATTTTAGCCATGTTTAATCATTTACCTATTACTAATTATAATGTTATTCCTAAAAAAAGAGGACGAAAAGCAAAAGATGAGAAAAAAGAAGAGAAAAAAGATGACTTAATAGATGGACAAATTATTACATTAAAAATTGGAAATAAATTAAGAGGTGTAAATCTTAAAGAAAAAAAAAATGCTAAACGATTTTTTCGAAATAGTTTAACCATTGTTATGTATTTGGATAATAAATTTATTAATTTTAAGGTTAGTAAAAATGGTAAATTTCAATTTACAGGTTGTAAAAATGAAGTTCATGCTCAAAAATCGATGCAATATATTTATGAGTATACTCATGATACTCAAAAAATTATTCAAGTAAATGGTGATTTTCCAGAAATTATTTTTATTACAGTAATGACTAATATAAACTTTAATTTAGGATTTTGTATTAATCGTGAAAATCTAGATGATTATATAAATTCAAAAACAAGATATTATTCGTTACTTGAAACAAGTTTTGGATATACAGGTGTAAATATTAAAATTCCTCTTGATAACATTAAAGATATTCCAATTACTAAAATAAATTATCAAAATAAAACATGGGTATCTGAAGATTATGATTATAATAAATATTTTGATAGTTTAGATGACAAAGAACAGAAAAAAGAAAAAACTAAAATTCGTTACAATACATTTTTAGTTTTTCAAAGTGGAAATGTCATTCTGTCATCTCCCCACAAAGAGTGTATGAGAAATACATACCATGAATTTATTAATATTATCAAAGATTGTAAACACTTAATCGAAGAAAAAATTGAATAATAAAGTATATTTTTTGTTTACGTTTTCAGAAATTTTTTAAAATTGTGTAAATTTTTACAAATTTAATTATTATTTAAAGATATAAACTTATATATAATATATAAGTTTTAGTTCGAATCATGGCTTCAAATGAAGAAGTTTTTGATATTATTCATCTTATT